GCGGGTGGCACAATCAAACTGCGAGGACGTGCCGCAATCAACAAGCCACGCTCATCAGTAAACGCCGCGATTTCAATCACTGCATTTTCCAATGAGGTTTCGTTGAGGTCAGCCGCCGTAACAGGTCGGTTGCTATTTTTGCCACCACTTACGAGTGGGTGTCCATCACCCCCAGTTACACCATCACCAGAAGCGGTGAACAGGTTAACGCCATCTCCAGACTGGAAAGAGTTGGAGAAGCCATTGTTAAGCGGGAATGCCGACTTAACCTGCTTAGTGTAAGCCATAGCGCGAGCGAGAGCTTTTGTATAACGAGCAGATAGCGAGTCATAAAGATTATCTTCCATCGCCTCTTCCGTGATTGAAAAGCCCATTGCTATGGTCTCGTGGTTATAACGAGCGGTGAATGCTTCCTGTGCTGAGTCATAGCTAATAGCTGATCCTTCAGCTTTTACAGGAGCCGCCGCAAAGCCCGAAAGCTTTACTTCTTCTTCGAATGAGCGATCAGACGCTTCCGTCTCATAGATCATTTCGTGCTCGTTTTCGTATTTTTCATACTCCAACCCAAAGAGGGCGTTCAAGCCCGGAAGGAGTTCCTTTAGCATTTGTGCGCGTGAAATAGCCATTGCTTAGACCTCCTTAAACGCCAAGGGCCGTTTCGTAGGCATGACTTAATGGAAGGTATGTCACGATCACGTCGGTAAATGAATCACCAACAGCGCTAGACGGTCCATCAACAAAGTCTACGATGCGGAGTGGAAGGGTATTGGTAGTTGCAATAGAACTTGCATCTACAGCATTTCTGCTTCTACCAATGCTGGTTGACCCTGCTGTGTTAACAGCAGATACGTTATTGCCAAGACCCGTTTGGGCTATTGAAGCATCGCCCTGCATCTGGAATAACAAATCGGGGTCATCTACCACATACGCAACAATATCTGACGCCGCTGTAGAAGCGGGGAAATATTGATTGTAAGTGGGTTGTTTGGTCGTTGGGTCGGTATAGTTACAGCCAACAAAGATGCCGACTGTTCCTGCCACCACAGCAGTAGTTACTGCGGCTTTTTCTACTGTTCCCGAAGAAACCAGTTTTACAAAATCACCATAAAAAATGTCAGTGCCGTAGCCGCTGGCAATCTTAATATGGCGCACTTTCCCGGTGAAAGAGCCTGACGCACTTAATGTGTCTACAGGTTCTGCCCCGGATGGGGTAGCTGATGTAGCCATTTGCAGTCTCCTTAAGAGTTAGAGCCACCCCTCCTTGTGGGGTTAGCTCTTGCCAAATGTAGTTCTCGTACTACGCTCAGGTTTCATGAGCGGCATACGAGGATCATTTTCACGCAAGAAGTTATTGTCAACAGATTCCATCTGATTTTCAGCCACATTCTTAAAGTACTCGTTACGCTGTTCCATCCTTTCCTTAGGAGCACGACAGAGCAACAAGCCACCAACTTCGATGTTACCTTCAAAACGAGACCCTATATCCGACTCCAATAGCATCTCAGGATAGTCTTCCGCTTTCACGGGTTGCCATCCTTCGCGCATCATTTTAGACACGTTTGTGTTGTCAGACTCACCAAGAACGCTAGTTCGAATCCATCGGTGAACCCATCCATCACGCGGATCTGGGTTGGGTAAAATCGACGCTGGTGTCCAGCTGTCAGAGGGACGAGACTGTTCTTCTCGCGTAGTTTTGGTTCTGGGGGTGCGCTCTTCTGCCATTACTTTCGCTCCTGTAGTTTCAGTGACTCAGCGGCATATTTTTCTAAAGGAATCCCAAGTCGCTTAGCGAGGTCGACTTCGGAGGCCCGTAACTGCACTTTGCGCGGTTTTGCTCCATTGCTTCTAGAAGACGGAGCGACCACCGACGAGGGTCGCTGATTAGCAGTCGCAGTCGCGGTAAGGCCATCATCCCGCTGATCCTGCCAATCATAATATGGAAAAGACTTACGCAAGGAATCATCGATGTAATCAAAGTACTCCTGAGAGTTTACATCCATTCCTAAATTTACTGCCTTGGTATGAACGCCATAAGCTAATGCGGTCATATCCTCGTAACCTTGTTTCATGAACCAGTTGTTTTTTTCCGCCCACTCTTTCGCTTCGGGGCTTGGCTCTGGGGGTTGCGGGACTTCGGCTTGGGCCGCGACTTGGTTTGCGGCTCTTTTTGCGATTTCGTCTTGATAGGCTTTTTGTTGGTACTGTGCTCTTTGTTGGGCTTGCTGATTACTTTGAAAATGATGTCTCTCAGCTTCTGCAAACTCTGCTTGAGCACGGTTAAGCTTTTCTTGAGAAGCGATAATTTCATCAGTATTTCCTTCTTCGTAGGCTTTGCGATATGAAGCTCGTGCGCTATCGAGCGCAACAGATGCTCGCTCTTTTACTTGCTCGATCAATGCGGCTTCACCGCGCGATATAAGAGCCTCCATTTCTTGATTTTTGTTGACTACCTGTTGAGCATAGGTAATCGCTTCTTCCCGCAACTTCTCTGCGGCTTCTCGCTGTCTTCGCTCTTCGTGATAATCAAACTTAAGCTTGTTAAGTCGCTTCTGAACTTTCTCAGAATACTGACCAAGCTCTTCATCAGGTATGTCTGACTCTTTGGTCTTCTCTGGCTTTTTTGCTTTGGCGGGTCGTCGATCTTCCTCTGGGCGATCATCTATCACCTCAAACTCTATATCCGACGCTTGCTCCTCTTCTTTTGGCTTTTTTTCAAAAGTAGTTTTTACACCAAAAAACTTATCTTCAGTAGAAGCATCCTCTACAAACAAATCACTTTGATCGTTATCGCTCATGCTTTCACAATCCCCCTCGGATCTTCTACGACAGCTTCCACGCTATCATCATTGATTAATCGAAACTCTTTCCCGTGAATCTTAAATCGCGTACCGGAATATGAACGCATCAAAATGCAATCACCTTCCTTGCAATAAGACCCATTAGGGAAACGTGCGGGATCTGCATAGCAGTCTGGTCCTAGCTTTAGAACAACGCCTACGATAGAACCAATTTCCTCTTCGTATAACGTCTTAGACGCCTTAACGATACCGCCATCAAATGTCTTATCAGGCTCAGGAAGTGCAATAAGAATTTTATAGCCCGTAGGCTTTGGAAGTTGAGATGCCACTTGTGGCTCTTCTTCACTCATGCTTACCTCGCACTGGGTAACGCCCAGAGTCGTTGCACCAGAAAAGCGTCTGGAGTCGCTAGTCTTGATACCGGGCTTCTACGTCCAGTATCTCTCGTTCGGCTATCGCCAAACCTTTAATGATCCCACAGCACTGTGTGTAGTCTGCGTGATCAGTGCAGGCACCCCCGCTAATATGATCCGAGACATCATTCATATGCTCTCGAATCTTAGAACGGATGTACTCTGTTACCGTTGATTCCTCAAGGCTCATTTATTACCCATCAAATCTTTAGCAATGTCAACGCCTAGTTTAGCACCTGCTATTTGCTCTTGTGAAGCTATTCGATCTTCTTCTAGTTGCTCTTGTGAGTTATCTCTAGCTATTTGAGCGCCAATCTTTGCTGTTTGTATCTCTTTATCTTGCTGTAGCTTCGCTTGATCCAGCTGTGCCTTCGCCATAGCCTTCTGCATATCAAGCTGAATCCTAGCCATTTCTGCTTCTGCCTTACGCTGTACGTCAGCTTGCTTAATCTGAAGCTCCTGCATTTGAATCTGGATAAGCGGATCTTGCATTTGCTCTTGTGCTTGTGCCATCTCCTGCTCTTGCTGTGCTTTACCAGACAGCTGTGCCGCCGCTGGCGCAACCAACTGTGAAATACGGTATTCGATATCTTCTGGCAGTGGTTGTTCGGGTGATGGTAGTGGTACGCCAAGCTCTTTTTCTACGCTTTGACGGTACTGGAAAGCTAAATGCTCTTGCACATGAGCCGCAAGCTCTGCTTGTGCTTTTTGAGCATTGGGGCTTTGCCCCATAATCTCCATAACCTTGGGATCCTGCATTAAAGACATATGAGTTTGGATATGCGCTTCGTGATCCTGATAAACAAACGCCTTGACTGGTTTTCCTGTTATTAAATCCATGTTTTCGCTGACAGGATCAGTAGGTGTCATGTCTGCATCAGACGGAACAATCTTATCAGCGTCCCGAATACCTAAGACTTCTAGCATTTGTCGATGTAATAGTGGCATGTCGTACATTTCTGGGGCTTGTGCCGCCAGTTGTAGTGCCGCTTGGTACTGCATAATGCGCTGTGCCATCGTTCCTGCGTTAGGATCGCTTACTGGAATGATGTCAACGCGGTTATCGAAGTCCTCCGCTACCACAACCTCGTCTTTTAGGGCGTAGGGGTACTGATTTGGACCAAAATCCCGAACTACGTGGGTCAAAATACGCAATTCTACTCGCATTGAGGCGTGTAAACGCGCTTGAACGGCACTCATAACCTTCATTGCACGCTCTAAGAGCGCAAGAGTCGTGCCAACAGGCGCTTCTGCGTTCATATCGGCGGCTTTTACGTCGCCTGCGGACGCAAATCGGCGTCCTTCCTCCACAATATCGCCCATTAACTGGTATAAA